GACGCCTGCCCCTGGTGTGGTGCAAGCGCGGCATTCAGCCGTCCAGACGACTGGAGCGCCGAGGCCGTCGAGTACGCCCTGCAGATCATGGCCCACCGTGACCTGGCCCTGGTCGAGTATTTCTTCGGCGATGCGGTGCTGACCATTGCCGGCTGTGTGCGCGGCCTGCTCGTCGCGGCGCCGGGGCATGACCTGATCTGTTCGGACTACTCAAGCATTGAAGCCGTCGTCTTGGCCGTTTTGGCGGGGGAAGTTTGGCGTATCAAAGCGTTCGAGAACGGCGAGCAAATCTATTACCACGGGGCGGCGGGAGTCACGGGCAAGCCGTACGATTGGTACATTCAGTACGAAGCAGAACACGGCCACCGGCATCCGGACAGAAACAAGATTGGCAAAGTTTGCTTAGCCCCTGAAACCGAGGTTTTGACGGATAGGGGGTATGTCCCTATAGTGGGTGTTCGCGCAACGGATATGTTATGGGATGGTGTTGAATGGGTAAGCCACGCGGGGCTGTTGGACCAGGGGCAAAAAGAAGTGATGCGCCTGGATGGGGTCCGCATAACCCCGGACCATCTGGTCAATACGAACGGTTCTTGGAGAGCGGCAAAGCTACTCGGTTCCGACAGACCGTCCCTGACCCAAGCATTGGCGACAGGTTCGGCCAGCTTACCGTGGTCGGCCTCACCGAAGGCACGAAGGGGGGCCGCGTTGTGCCGGTTCAATGCGACTGCGGCGCCCCAAGGCACTGGGTCACAAAACCGAATCTCCTTAAAGGGGCGTCTACGCGGTGCAACAGCTGTGCGCGGGCGAAAACTGCCGCTTATCGAAAAATGTTTTTCTGCTACGCCGATGCAATGCCAGACGACGAGCACCGCCGCCGGTTGCTCAACCGTTTATCGGCGGCAATCAGTCGCTGCCATAATCCGAAGCAAAAGCAGTTCGCCAGCTATGGCGGTCGCGGCATCGAAGTATGCGAACTTTGGCGCAACGACAAAAGGGCTTTTCTGCAGCATGTCCAAACGCTACCCGGCTGGGATGATCCAAACCTCGAAATGGACAGGGAAAACTGTAATGGCAACTACGAACCGGGAAATCTCCGGTTCATTACCCGGACGGCCAACTCGCTCAATAAACGAAAGGTTAATGAGGTTGAAGCGGAACTTGTCCTTTGGCGGACGTACGCTGAAACACTTGAGCAACGTCTACGATCTTGCAAATGCGGGGCCTCGTCGGAGGTTCACCATTCGCACGGCATCGGGGCACTTGATCGTCCATAATTGCGAATTGGCTCTCGGCTTTATGGGCTGGGTCGGGGCCTGGCGGAATTTCGACAACTCCGACACGTACACGGACGACGAGGTAAAGCAGTTCATCATCAAATGGCGCGAAGCGTCCCCTGCCCTAGTCGAATTTGCCGGAGGCCAGATTCGCGGCACCCCGTGGCGGCCGGAGAAAGTCGAGTTTTACGGGCTGGAGGGCGCTTTCTGTCAGGCCGCGCTTAATCCCGGCGAAGTGTTCGACGTGCGCGGGCTCAAGTTTCAAGTGCTCGACGACGCGTTGTTTATCACTCTGCTGAGCGGCCGGCGCCTGACGTACCACTCGCCCCGCCTAGAGCTGGTGACGCGCCGGGAGGGTTGGCACCCCCAGTATGAACTGTCCTACATGACGTGGAACTCTAACCCATCCATGGGCGCTCTAGGTTGGACCCGCATGAACACGTATTCGGGCCGCTTGATCGAAAACGTGGTGCAGGCCACCGCCCGCGACATTATGGCCCACGCGGTCGTCAATCTGGAGCGGGCCGGCTACCCCGTGGTGCTGCGCGTGCACGACGAAATCGCCGCCGAGGTGCCGCACGGCCACGGCTCGGTCGATGAGTTCGAGCGGATCATGGCCACGCTGCCGGAGTGGGCCGCGGGCTGGCCGATCCGGGCCGCTGGCGGGTACAGGCAAAAACGGTACCGGAAGGACTAGTTGACGGGCGCGCCATCTTTTGAGATAGTGCGCCTGTACTCACCAATTGGAGCGTTTGCCCCGTGAACATTCACCAGATCGCTTTTACCAACCGCGGCAAAGTCAAGAAAGCCGAAGCGGCCCGCCTGATCCTTGAGTTGGCCGAGCAATTCCCTGACGCCATCCCGAAGCTGGGCCTCCTGCTCGCGCTGCACCAGCCGCCGGCGCAGAAGGCCGACACAGTGTTCGCTTGGGTCGCTAAGGCCGTAGCGGTGAAAGATATTCGCAAATACCTGCAGTACGTCATGTGCGACGGCACGATGATGGTCGGAACCGACGGCACGGTCCTGCACGCCGCGCCCTGCACGGACAAAGCGCCCGGCCTGTATTGTCCGAACACTGGCGAGCGGGTCTGGCTGCTCGAATCAAATTACGCCCAGGGCGAAACGCCGTCGTGGCATCCCGGCCGCTGGCCCGATTGGCGCCGTATCGTGCCGCGTCCCGGCACCCGCAGCATGCAAGACGCAGACCCCGCACAGCTCGGCCACTTGGCAATGGGTAAAGACCCGGCGGTCCAGGGGCCGAACCGCACGACGATCAAGCAAGCCCAGTGGACGGCGGCGACGTTGCGCTGCGATCGCGTCTGCTGGGGCGAAAAGCCCCACGTGGATTCGGTGTATTTTGAAGGCCCGAACGGCGAGCAGGTTGTCGTGATGCCGTTCCGCGAGCCCTTCGTGGCGAAAGCTGGCGGGGCCGTTTAACCATGCGCCCCGTCGATACCCTCGTCGCCGTCCTGTGCGCGCTGTCTCTGGCGCTGCAGCTGGCCAACGCTGCGCCCCGACTGCGCCAGCCCGTACAGTGCCGGCCTACGCCGGCGCAGTCGGGGCGGCTGGTGTTCTAGTGACCCGTTACCCCTGCCGCTGTCGCAAGTGCAGCGCCCGGCGCACCCTGGCCCAGCACCCGGACGACTATCTGCGCGCCAGGCGCTGCAGCTGCGGCGGATCGTATCGGGTCGACTGGCACAGGAAGCGCCGCGAGCACAAGCGGACGAATTGCCACTGTGGCGGCTACTGGTGGACCGAGGCGCGGAACGCCCCGCATCGTCGCGGGTCACTCGGGTGCTGGTACGCCGCCCGGCCATTGGCTGACGCACAGCCGCAGGGCCTGCTCTACTGCGACGAGCCGTCCGCGTAGGGCGAAATAATCCGTTCGAGCTGCTGGGTCAAGCTCGGCCCATTCGCCGCCTCGATCACCCACGCCGGCAGCGGCGCCGGCCTCGGGCACGTTTTCACACTTGGCGGGGGTTCGGACGATACGGACGCGCAGCCCGCAGCCATCGCCACGATCAATGCAAGCCCGAAGGCGGTCGGCTTCTTCCTGTTCACGGCGCACCTCGGCCAGCGCGTGGGTATCCGCGACAGCCATTGCCGCCGCGCTTCGTTTCTGTTCGGACTGGACCCAGCGGAACGCCTCGGCCCGTTCGTGCTCGGCGGCCAGCTGCAGCTCGGCGGCCTGCTCGCCCAGGCGCCAACCATTGCTGACCCACCCCGCGCCGAAAGCCAGGGCGAGCGCTCCGGCGGCCAGGTACGCGCGGGCGGGGATCACGGGTAAACGCTCCGGTCTAGCTCGAAGTGCGGGCCGTCCTTGAACGTCCGCCAGTCGCCGCCCCACACGATGGGCACGCCCAGGGCGTTTGCTGCGCGCTTCATTGCGTCGGCGATCTTGTGGTACAGCGGCCAGTCCCAGCGCACCTCAGTGCCGAGATACGCTGCCAGGTCGACAGCGTGGCCTGTAATGTGCCGGCTGTTCATCGTCTTACTGGCGCCCTTTGCGACGAGTTCGCGCTGGCGCTCGCGCGTACGAATGCCCTCGGTGACGCCGAAGTCCACCTCGGTCAGGGTAATGGCGAGTTTGACGACCTTGATCAGGTCGGGGTGCACGCCGCGAAGGCGCTCGACGCTGCGGGTACTGAGTGAGAAAGTCATGGCCTATGGCTCCAGACGCGGCGGGGGTAGGAATTTGGCGACGTTGCCCTCGGCCCGTAACACCAGGCTGCAGAACGTAACGAAAAGGAGCGTGTCAAACAGGCCGACCGGGGCGGGGCGTAGCACTAGATGGATCGCGGCGGCCAGGCTGCCCCCGGCGATCATCGTGGCCAGCCCTGACGCCATGGGCCGAAAGCGGGCGTCCGGGTCGGAATACCAGAACGCCACAGCGCCGAAGGTGATCAGGTGGGCCGCAATGCGCACCCACAGCAGCACGTCATCCATCGTCCTTTTCCCCGCGTTTAAGTACCGGTAGGCGGTCGAGGATCTGCGAAAGCCACGAAGGCAAGGGGCCATCATTGTTTGCCGCGCGGTTCAGACCTGCGAACACCGTGGCGGCCAGGGCCGATACGCAGCCCGCGCCCATCATGGCCCCGTCTGGCTCGGTTGTGCCGAACAGGTACGCCCCCGAAGCGTAGCCGATGCCGTAGCTAAACACAGCCAGCAGGATACGCTGCCACCACGTCAGCCGGCCCGCGCCCCACGGCACCGCCAGAAAGAAACAGCAGCCAATGGCGGCGCCGATCGCCGCGCCCGGATTGACTACGAACGCCCCGCCCAGGACGACAGACGCCCCGACCGTTTCTAGTCCCTTGCTCATTCCCTAACCTCCCCAGGTTTCGGCACAGTGTACCGCATCACTCGGCGGGCGGGGCGTTGTCGTCGTCGTCGTAGACCCGAGCGTCGTAGTTCATCGCTGATACGGACGCGCCGGAGGTGCCTTGCGGGGACACGTCGGTGATCAACGCCGGGTAATGCCAGCGGTTGAGCGGGCCAAACAGCAGGTGCGGCGGCTCGACTTGCCACGTGGTGTCCGGGGTGAAGTCCAGCGGCGTGGGTACGGTCAGGCGGTAGTCATCCACCCGCGTGGCCGGGTACGGGCCGGACAAGGTGCCATCACGGCGGCGGATCGCCACCACGAACGGGCCTGCCCCGTCCCATTTGAACGGCTCGGACGATTCGAGCACGACGGAGCCGCCCGACGGCACGGCGGCGAGCAGAATAGCGGACTGGCCGTACCCGGGCACGTCGTCGGCCAGGGCCTCGAATCCGAGATAGCGGCTGTTCAGCGCGTCAAGCTCCGTGGCGAACGTGTAGGCCCAGCGGCGATATTTGGTCGCCCGACGCTGGCGCATGCCGATCCGCCAGGCGCGGGTACGGTCCGTCACGCCCTCCAGGGACAATTTCTCCACCTTGCGGCCAATATCGCCCGGCAGTCGGCATTCGACGGTTCGGACGGCCCACACGTCGGCGTCGAGGTATTCCACGTCCACGCCGTCGAAGTCGTCCGGGCTCGGCGCCTGGAACTGGCGCACAAGCGGTTCGGTCATGTTTTGCGGGGTGTACATGTGCTCGGGCACCGTGCGGGGCTCGTCGCGGGCGGGGCGCAGCTTGCCGCGGTCGATCGTCAGCTCGGCAAAGCCCGCGCGGAAGGCATTATTGACCGCGGCCTTGACGGTAGCGGGCGAGTCGATCGCATAGTCGAAGTAATCGCCGCGGGCGGACCACGTGTCGTGCAGGCGCAGCAGCTCGTCCATGTCGAGGTCGCCGTCCGTGTACCCGATAGACTGCGCCACGTGGCGAACCCAGGGCACAATGTCGCGCGTCGCCTGCGGCGCGGTCCAGCCCCCCAGGCCGTCAGGCACCGGCAGCTTGCGGGTCGCCCGGCAACTGATCTGCGCCTCGGTCTTCGTGGCCAGCTTGTTGCCGCCACGAATGCGCACAGCGAGGGCTGTTACGCCCGCATAGCTCGAGGGGGCCTGCAGTTTCGCCCGCAGTCCGTACCACTGCACGTCGTCCTGAATCTGCGCGCTGGTCGACTTGGCGCCAATGCGGCGCATGCGCACCTCGGGCCGAATCGCCGAGCCGAGCGGCACTCGGTAAGTGAACCCGAGCTGATCCTGCGTCGCCTCGTTAAACCCCCGGGTAACCGAAGTCCACGCGCCCGCCGTAGCCATATCCCGCCACTGTAGTTCGGTGCTGACCTGGCGCGGGACGTTTTGCCCCTTGCTACCGATCTTGATCAAGCCGCCGGGAAAGAGGACGTCGTACTCCAGGGTGTCCGTTACCTCGTTTTCCGGGCAGGCCGCAAATGGGCCGAGCCAGTTGCCCTCGACATTCGACTCGTCAAGCGCCAGCGTGGCCAGCGAGGTCTGCACGAGGTCGAAGCCTGGCCAAGTCAAATCGGTGGCGCCGGTATCGGTCAGCCGTTCCAGAGAAATGACCGCCGAACCCGCGGCGGTAAGGCGGTAGCGCATATTCGCATAACCGATAGCCATTACTTGGTCGCCGGTCAAAAGCCCCGCGGCCGCGCCGCCGCCTTGAAAGTTCAGCGTCATCTGGTCCGGGGAACCTGGCGTGTAGCTCTCAACGACGTAAAGCCCCGCATTTGCGCCGACGATTTCCAGCTGCATGCCGACAAAGGGCGCCAGCTCGGATAGGTCGCCCTCAATAATGTCGCGCAGCCCGGGGCCGCCCTCTACCACAGAATAGGTGCGGAACAGCTCGACCCGCACCAGCATGCCCGCGGTCCAGCCGGCGGGAAACGACCCGGCCCCGGCCGGAATTGTCACCTCGTCCCCGTCGAAAATATAACTATCCGCGTCCGCCACAGCGCCCACCATTGTGGTGGTGGTCAGCTCCAAGCCCGCCGATCCGGTAGACGTGGGGCCGACCTCGGCAGCCGAGTGCCACCACGTGCCGGCGGAATTACCGGTTACGTCCTCCCC